GTTCTTAACTGTTCGATATCTTCTTCATTCTGAATAATCGAAGCTGATTGTGCGTCGATTCTGCTTTTCAGCTTCGATATTAAGTTCGCATTATCTTCGACTGGACTGACAATCTCTTTCAAATTTGAGGGTATTGCCTCGTGTACATACTCCCTGGTTTTTAAGTTCATGTCTTCCATATTGTCCATTGACGATAGGATTCGAGTCAATCCAAACCCAAACACGACTTGCGCAATCCCAAACGCCCCGACAATCCAGAACCAGCTTGTTTTAATACGCTCTACCCACAAATCGTGATGAACAACAGAGTGACGCATCGACTCGATTTCTCTACGGTGGTCGGCAATATCCTGATCAACAGACTTCTTGTGAATGTCAATGTCGCGCTCAACGGTTTTTTGTAGATTGTTTATACTACTGATAATCCCGCTGTTCTGATTAATGAGAAACTGCATCAGTTGAAGCCTCTTTACTTCCGACTTATCCGTTTCTTCAATGATCATCTGCTCAATGTCATTAGCTCGCATGTCGTTCTGTCTGTTATTGAATTCGTTCGTAGTCATCGCTTCATTAAAACCCGCATCCGTTAAAGCATTTTTGTATATCGCGCAAGACGCACAATCCACAATCTTCATTATTTACAATTAAAAACCTGTCTGGTCGGTGTAGTAAGAGCTTTCTCTATTGGCCAATTTAAATATCTAATTCTTCTATTTAATGTTTTAAATTGAATACCTAGTTTTTCAGACCATTCTTTTTGATTAAGCGTTATTCCATTGAATTCTATAAAATCTGTAGTTCTTCTATTTATTGCTTGTTCTTTTTTTGAAGCCCACCGACAGTTTTCTTTATAATAACCTAAATTATTATCAATCCTATCTATAGTCAATCCTGAAGATGGGCCCATATCTTTATAAAATTCTTCAAAAGAATTGATCCATTTTTCACATATTCCTATACCACGGCCACCATAGTTTTTAAAAGATTTACAATTAGAGTTTAAACACCTTTCTTTCATTGAACTCCATGATCTATATTCTCTAGTAGCATCGCTACCAGCTTGACCATGAATAGTCTTAGTTATTTTTCTTGATTCTTCTTGATAACATCCACATGATTTTATTTTCCCGCTTAATAAATGATACTTGTCAACTATTTTTATCTCACCACACTCACATTGACAGATATAATTCTTTCTTATTCCATTACCTTTCCTTTTAACTCCCGGCCCATCTCTTAAAATAGTAAGTCGTGAATATTTATTTCCAATCATAATTATATTTCCTTATCTACAATTAAAAACTTCGCGCTTAGGTGTTGAATTTTTAGAATTACAGTAGAGTTTTTTTCCATAAATGGTGTTTTCTATTCTATCTTTTTTCTTACTCTCTGCTATTGTCTGATATTGCATATTTGATATATCATCTATGCCGTTATTAAAAATACTACAGACATGATCAACGATGTAGCCCTTTCTGCCATGCGGGAAGCCATTCAGAACGTCGAATTGATGCTTCACCGCTGGATTTCTGCACGCTGCTTCCGCTTCCGGTTGTAACATGACCATAATAAGGGTTAAGAATAGAATGGGTGCTATATAACGCATTGGGTAAAGACCATAGATTAATTGGTGGTAGTGTTAGTTCTGGCCAGTTCATTCACAAATCACATTCGGTTGCTTGCATAACTGTTCAGCTACTTTGATTTTAGCTTCGATGTCTGCGACAAGGAGTTCGTCGCGTCGGATTTGGGATTCAATAAATGCTCGAAATTCTTCGCTAAATCCGGCTTCATATCGGGTGGTGCCGTACGCGCCAGTTTTGGAATTACGACTTTCGGGCACTCGGTCTGTACCACTGCCCCGACATAAGGCGCTCTCGCGCACGATGTTACGCTCAAGATGCACAGGAGTAGACTTAATTTCGTTAACTTTTGCATTATAGTTGTCTTGTATGAAGGTTGCATAAGCGTTTGACTCCGCTGTTTTAGTTGCCGCTTCTAGTTTCGATTCTTCTAGCACTCTGTTGGCCTCCTTCGCTTGATCTGCTAGTTTTATTTCATAACTGGTAACTGCTCGTTGGTAGCCGTTATCGTCAATGGCATAAACAACACCGCCGAATACAGAAACTATTAAAACCCACTTTACCAGGGCAGCGTATTCACCGAACATTGTGCTGTTGATTCACTAGTAAAACTATCGTGAAAATCAACCCGGCAATACCGGCCAACATAAACGTGTTGATAATCTCATCCACGCCGATGCCGTACCCAGCGAATATTTGTAACAATCCGATCAGTATAGGGTTCATAATTTATGCTCTTGGTCGTATAGCAATTCGTTAATAAAATCAATGACAGCGGTAATGTCAGAGTCATGCAAGCGTAAGTCGTAATGGTGACTGAAAAAACGGTCTATCAATTTTCTTACTTCGTCATTGTCGATTAGCATGTTATTTGCCCGTGTGACAGTATCTCATAAAGCGTTCCCAGTACCCAATGTAATCAGCTAAAACCTGTTCAGCTCTGCGTAGCTCATCGACCCGAGCACGTATCAGCATTTTACCCCAAAACACGTTGCGTTCGTATTCTGTCATTTCATCAACTCTTTAGCTTTCTTCCAATACATTAACCGCTGTGGTTGACCATTCAACCCGCCGTTGATACGCCGAGTAATCGCGCCAAACTCGCCCTTGTCGGCCAGTTCGTTGAGTCCGTTTGTTTCCCAAAATGCGCCGGCCACTCTAAATGCAAACACCTGGCTTTCGGCCAGTTCTGGATGTGTGACAAAATCAACGCCGAGTATTTTACCATACTTCGCATAATTTGAACGGCCTGTCAACTGGATAGCCCCACGGCCCTTATATTTCTTGCCGTCACCTGGTTCGATATTACCGAGCTGTTCCGCTAAGTGCGACCCCGATCCAGGTTCATATTTCTCCTGCTGTTTGGTCGGCCCCCAGATCTCACGCATGTATCGAAACTCGCCAGTTTCGTGGGCTATTTGGGCAATGAACGCGGTTTGGCGTGCGAAGTTGTCAATATGAAATTCTTTCATCGCCGTGTTTATAAACGGCAGGTATAAGTCTAGCCTATCGTCGGGACAGGTTGGGCAGATTGCCTTTAAAATAGTCTTTGTAATCATACAGTTAAATGATCGGCGACTTACGTCATAGACAGCGCCGAAACTTTAAACAACAGGGTTAGGGACAATCGCTGCTAACTGTGCAGAGGCTGCTGTAACCGGAACCATACCAGCCACGACTGCATTAATTGCATCGGCGACCGCCTTCGGCGGCGCGTTATTTCCGGCGTTAGCAGTCACAATCTGCACACTCTGCAAGTTACATCTCGTTTGTATTGCCGTAATTTTCTCCCACTATCAAATTCTTTCGCCAGTGATCGTAAATCAGCCGGCCATGTGTCGCGCCCAGGCGATCTAAATGTATGACCAAACTCATCTTCAAGAAAAATTCCTTCGTTGTAAATATCGGGATATTCGAAGTACAAATTCCTCCACTCTCCTAGTCTCTGATACGGGCACCATGCACAATCTGTTCGTGTTGGGATGTGCACACCATTGTTGTCTAAATATCGCCAAACATCAGCCTCATTCCAGCCCCATTCGCGCATGGGGAACCGGATATCAATATCCTCCCCGTACAACCCTTTTCTCTCTTCCTCGTCCGCTCGAAGCCCGACATATAAAACTGACCCTGGCGGAAGTCTTTCAAAATACTCGATAGTTGGCTCAATTTTGAGCATTCGCGTACACCAGCGCCCAAAAACGCTTGGCAACATTTTTACTTGACGTATCGTCCCAACTAAATCTAGTTCGTATCTGACACGCTTAATTGGCTTCCCCAGCAGTAGTTCGAGGTTTTTCCAATGTGCTTGCATTTCAGGTAATTCATTGCCCGTTTCATTGCAAATATACTCGTAATCTCTTGGTTCTAGCTCGGCAAGACGCAAAGCAAGGGCCGTACTATCCTTGCCGCCGCTTAATCCAACAACGTGTTTCATATCCATCTCCAAAAAAAACTGCTAACAACCGCATAAACTCGGACTGTCCGCTGGCGCGTCCAGCCGGTTATGCGGAGCGTTGTGCGGCCAGGGCTTGTAAATCTGCTGCGAGTTGGTCTTGTGTAGCTGACATAATATTAATCCTATTGGTGAGTAAAGTGAGTTGGTTGGATATCTCGTCCAATTTTTCATTCGACGAAACGTTGATTGTAATCAGTGACATAAATCAGTCCGATTTATTAGCGGCGCTATCTGCGCCAAACCCCGCCAGAAATACGGCGGTTAATGAAAGCTGGGTGATTTCTGTTGATGTCGAGTAGATAGGAAGCACTAATCCGATCATCGTGCAGATCGCGCCAACCGTATGTTTTTTATGCGTCATGCAATAGTCGTACAATCCATTTTGAATTTCTCCACGTCCCCACTTTTTTAACCAGTGGGCGACCATGCCGAGTAGTGCGATTGAGATATATAAAAGTAGTGTCATATCAATGATTTAGCGTAGTTTACTGCGGAAATAGCAGAATCTGCAATGCCCTCAGCAACTAACAACTTCGCTTCCGGCTCATCGAGTTCGACTACAGTCCCGCATTTGTATTGTTGATGGTCAACCAGTATCAGAACATTGATTTTTTTTACTGGTCTGTCTGTTTGTTTTTCTGCCATTTTAAATCCTTAATGAGAACTTCCTTGTTCTCGTAAGTTGTTGAGATGATTATAAAATATTAAGTTGCAGAGTTTTGGTAGTACTTAACAGCCGCCGTATCAGTCAAGTTACCGCCTGAACGCATCCACATCAAGAAGCCGACTTGGCCAAGCTTAGCATAGGCTGAATCAGTGAATCTGAACATGGTCGCTGACATCACATCGCGAATGATGTACTTGCTGAAATCACCAAACACGATAGATTTAGCGTTGGCAGCCATGACAGCAACATCTTGGTTCACAGTCACCGGATAACCCAATATGTTGTCTGGAATAGGGCCGCCTAAGCCGTCCCAACCCGGGATAAATACGGGTCTGTTTTGTGAGTCTTTCAGCTTGCGAATGACTTTACATGAGCTATCAGCCATCATGAAGCCAACACTAGGGCTTGCGCGATAAGCAGGATCAACAGAGTGAATCAAATCGATCAAGTCATCGAAGATAACGGTTACTGTTTGGCCGGTTGTGCCGACCTTGCCGGAAGTTGCGCCAACCACAACACCTGTAGGCTGGGCTGTGCCGGTGCCGGTGGTGTACATTTGGTTAGTGATGCGGCCTAAACGAGTGACCAAGCGAGTGTTTACGAAGGCTTCAATATCGATTTGCGAATCTTGTAACAACTCGAACGGAACCGCAACGATTTTTGATGAAAACTTGTAAGGCGTTAACGCAACAGTGCCAAAGGTAGGATCAGCAGCCGTTGCAGTCGTGTTTTCTGCGATTAACTCACCGACTTCCGCGGTGCCGTCTGATGTCGGGAATGACAGAGGATTACCCATTTCAGTAGCAATAATCGTAGAAACCGAACGCATGCCACCAAAGGCTTTCAATGAATCAATCAAAGTCTTAGCGACTTCGGATTGTACAGAAAAGCCACCTTGTGAGCCTGTACCGACGGACAATGTATTGTTAATCGTTTGCCATTCTTGCGCGCTTAAAGCTTGATCACCACCCTTTAACCATTTTGCATAAAGCTGCTTATGCGGGGAATGGCTGGCTTGTACAGATTCGATCAGTTTGTTTTCGCTGTTTTCCAACGCGAACTTGTCTAGATAGTTCTGGATGTTATTAATTTGACCGTCGATAGCATCAATTTCAGACATCTTTGCGTCATATTGCTCTTGGTTTGATGGCTCCCAGCGTTTGCCTTCGGCCGCGCTAGTGTCCAGCATTGCTTTTAAGTCTTGCGCTATGGTCGAGCGTTTAGCGCGTAGTTCGTTTAACTGTTTCATAGTAGTTTCCTTCTTTTAGGGAAAATGGAGTCTATCGACTCATGTTTATTACAATTAGCCCGCGCTAAACTGCAATTCTTTTTAAATTCAATGATCTATAAAGATCAGAGAAGTCAAATTCTTCAATTTTTTCTGGTTCTGTCTGTTTATCTTCAACAATCGGAGCGTGAAGATAAGCGGATAAATCCCATTTAATCGTATTCTTTACTGTTGATTCTGCAATTGCTCCGACAAAACCTGCATCAACCGCTTCTTGTCCGTAAAGATATGTTTCGGCATCCATCCAGGCCTTGATTTCATCGGCTGGCTTATTGGTTTTTGCAACGTAATCATTCAAAATAGACTGGTCTGTTTTTTCTAGCAAATCCGCTAATTCAAGAAAATCACTCGCATTTCCGGCGCCGATTGTCCAAGCGTTATGAATCATAAACATACCGCCATTGCTAATTACGGACTCGTCAGCCGCAATAACGGGGAATGTGGCCGCACTGGCGGCTACGCCATCGACATGAGCAATGATTTTGCTAGGATGTTCTCTAATCGCTTGAGACATTGCCCGAGCTGCGAATACGTCGCCGCCAGGGCTGTTGATTCTCAAATGAATAACCGGATTGGTCAGCGCGTTGAGTTCTTTAACAAAGTCAAGCGCGCTAACACCGCCAAAACCCCATGGATCACTTGAAACAATAGCGTCGTATAAATATATAGTGGCCTCGGTTTCGTTTTTGTTCTCGACATGAAACGAACCTTTGCCCTTGTTAAGTGCTAGAAGTTGCTGTAGTTGGTGCATTGTCAGTACCTGCCGGTATCGATTCGCTTTTACGCAAACCATCGTTCAAAACGTCCCCACCATCGATCGGTGGCATATTTTCTATCTTGCGTATTTCGTTAACTGTCATCCAGCCAGGTTCACCGGCGCGCCCTAGACCTACTCTGTAACCTTCATTTCGGGTTTTATAGTCGCCGCGTTCAAGTCCTGCTGTTTGGAACTCGACAAAATATTTAGTCTGAACAGGCCATAATTTACGATTTAATTCTTGCTCAATTTTTGTCAAATGCCGCGCCAAGGTGTATTTAACGAAGGCTATAGACATCTGCTCGATGCCAGTGCCCCAAGCCGTTGCGCTGGTACTGCCAATCATGTGCGACGGTACGCCGAATATCCTGGCGATATCTTCAACCTGGAATTGCCGAGTAGCTAAAAGCTGGCTGTCCTCTGCCGACATGGTAAGCTCGTGAACCTTAGCGCCGCCGGTCAATAATACCGGTTTGTGTGATTTTTCAACACCTTGATAGCGGTCAGACCACGAATTACGCATCATGTCTTGCTGTTCTGGATTTGGATTGCCTTGGACTTCAATAGCGAAGTCAGGCCGTGCTCCATTCTCGAAAAACGCCGCACTGTACTTATCCGCTGCCAATGAAATAGAGGCCGCGTGACGCAATACCCATTTAATTTGAGACATTCCATGCAGGCCATTAAATCCTGGCCCTGGTACATGGATCATATCAGCCGCCGCAACGGTATAGGCCGCTTTCTGGCGAGTGTCATCTTTAATTTTGTAAAGCAGATTCCCGTCAGAGTCTCTAACAACGCTAACAAACCGCGGGTTAATCCATTCTATGCTTTTGATATCAAAGACTTTATTTGATTTGCGCTTAATCTCTGCGAAAGCGTCACCATGCAACAACAAA